GACCAGTTAATCCTCAAGTATTCGCTCTTGAAAGAACATCAGGTTGGGAATATTGTTCTATCGTTACCGCAGAACTTCAGGAAGATGGTAAGGTAGCAACAGAGTTAGTTGCATCATTTAATAATACTAATATTGATGAAGTAATGAAGGCTTGTAGCATCCTCGCAAAGTATGGAAAACCCTTTATAATGGATGGTGCAACTCTAAATGATTTAGGTCAGAATATGAAACAAAAGGGTATGCGTGTACAAATCACATCCATCAAAGATTTAATCCATGCCTCGAATAACGCATATAGTAAAATTATCAAAAAGGAACTAATTCACCCAAGAGATGAAATAGTTTCATTGCAAATGCAACGAGCAGTGCGTAAAAATAGCGGAGAATCATGGCGAATTGCCCGCAAAGATAGCGGTACTGAAATTGATGCAGCAATAGCAACAGTATTAGCCGTCTGGTTTGTAGAGACACAACAGAAACCTCAACAGATGGTATTTTAAAGGAGATAAAATGGGATTAAAAGATGCGATAGTCAGCAGGCTTGGCTATTCAGTTGAAGAAGAAGGACCATTTGTTCCTGACACACAAGATCGTGCAATGACTGCTCCATCAAGAGACGCAGGAATTGTTGTCACAGAATCATCTGCTCTTAGCCTTGTTGCAGTAAGTAGAGCAATTGCAGTACTTGAAACTGCAATCATGCAGATTCCAGTTCAGGTTCATAGAAATCACCAACAAATTCCTGCACCAGCATGGTTAGAAACACCAGATATTGAAAATAATGTATCACAAGCAGAGTGGTTAGGTACAACTTTATTTCACATGGCTGTAACTGGTAATGCATATTGGTTAATTCAGCGAAATGTTCGTGGTATTGTAAATATTAAGAATGTTCATCCAGCATTAGTTTCAATTACAGTTGATGGAAATGGAAACAATGTTTATTGGATTAATGGAAATCAATATTCATCATCAGAATTAGTACACATTAAGTTATGGAAGAATCTTGATCCATACAAACCATATGGCGAAGGTCCTATTCAGCGTCATAGATCTGTATTGAGATCAGCACTTGACTTACATAATTATGCTGACAATTGGTTCCGTACCGCAGCAGTTCCAACAGGAACATTAACAACATCAGAATTTCTTTCTGCTGACATTGCAAAGCAAAATAAAAAGGCTTTCATTGAATCTCAGCAAGAAAGAAGTATTGCAGTTCTCTCATCTGGACTTAAGTATGATCCTATATCACTAAATCCAGAACAAGCACAATTCCTAGAAAACCAAAAATATATCAATCGTCAGATTGCAACAATGTTTGGTGTTCCAGTTATGTACTTAGGTATGGGAATTGAAGGCCAGGGCATGACATATGTCAATGGTAATGAGGACAGAGCAAAACTTTACGACGACGGACTTCAACAGTACATCGTTCGTATTGAACAAGCGATTTCAGATTTGCTTCCAAGAGGACAAGAGGCTGAGTTTAATTTAACTGAGTTCCTTCGCCCAAATGTCAAAACAAGATATGAATCGTATGCAATTGGTTTGACTAACGGATTCTTAACTGTAGATGAAATTAGAGAGTTGGAAGATATGCAACCTCTTGGAACAGCACCTATAGCAGACCCTAATCAACAAACCAACTAAAATGGAGTAATGAATATGGAAAATATGATTACCAGAGATTTTGAAATCAGAGCAACAAATGCAGATCAACGAACAGTTGAAGGCGTTGCTGTTCCTTTCAATGACACTATTGATATTGGCGGGGGAATGAAAGAAAGATTTGCACCAGGTGCAGTTGATCTCAATGCCAATGTTAAATTATTCCGTGACCACACACATGTCTGAAGACGCTAATGGTTTAAACATTACCGCAAAGATTTCAGATAAAACATTAGGAAATGAAACACTTAATTTAGTTAAGGATGGAGCAATCCGTTCATTTTCAGTAGGATTCATCCCTGTTACAGATCAGAAGGATGGAAACACAATTATTCGTAAAAAGGTTGACCTCAAAGAAGTATCTTTGGTGGCATTTCCTGCATACGACAAGGCTGAAGTACTTTCAGTCAGAGAAGAAACCAATCAGGAGGAAATATCCATGGAAAACACAACACCTGATTACACTTCAGCAATCGAAGAAGTTCGTAATCACGCAGAGGAGTTGGAGCGTCGCCTTGATGTTCTTGCAACAGCAAAGGCAGAAGCACCTTCAGTACCTCAATTCCGTACATACGGAGAATTCGTAAAGGCTGCAGCAGCAGGTAACGAAGACGCACTTAAGTTGTCTCGTGACTATGCAGGTGCAACAACTGGCGACACACTAATGAAGAATGTCTGGGTTTCAGATGTACTTCGTGTTATTAACGCTGGTCGTCCAACATTCGCAGCACTTTCATCAGCAGCACTTCCATCAGTTGGAAATGTTATTGAATACCCACTTTATGTAAACAATGCAATGGACATCGCACAGCAGGCTGCTGAAGGTGACACACTTGCATTTGGTGGAATCACACTTTCATCAGAAACAGCACCAGTTAAGACATACGGTGGTTACACATCAATGTCAAAGCAACTTATTGAGCGTTCATCTGTTGCTTATGTTGACGCAGCATTCCGTGCAATGGCTGCTAAGTACGCTGCAGTTACAAACGCTGCTGCTCGTTCAGTAATGAACACAGCAACAAACTTCAACACTGCATCTGTTGCAGCATGGGAAACTGACGCAATTCTAGAAGCACTTGCAGATTCTGCAGTTAAGGTTAACGGAGACACAGGTAAGGCACTTGAATTCATTCTTTGCTCATCTGATGTATTCAAGTCACTTGCTAAGACAGTTGATGGCGTAAACCGTCCACTTCTTGGTGCAATCAATGCAACAGCAGAAGCAACATACGGCTCAATCAATCCAGTAGGACTTACAGGTTCAATCCTTGGTCTTCCAATTGTTGTTGACCCATCACTTGCTGGTGGTTCTCTATTCGTTGGTAACTCTTCAGCAGTTACAACATACGAATCAGCAGGTGCACCACTACGCTTGTCTCGTGAAGATGTTACAAACCTAACAACAGACTTCTCAGTCTACGGATACCTTGCAATTGCTGCAACTGATCCAAAGGCTATGGTCAAGGTTGCTAATCCAAACGACTAATTAAATAAAGGAGTATGACAATGGACTGGACAGATCTGAAAGCATATGTAGGAGCATCAACTAATGATGATACCTATGTTGAGGAATGCTGGAACACAGCAAAGGATTTGATTGCATCTTATGTGCAGTCAGCAAAGATCCCACCTGCTGTTTTAAAGCGTTGCTATTTGGAAGTAGGATCTGAACTATTCCATCGTCGTAACGCACCAATGGGTGTATCTCAATATGCAACTTATGATGGGTCTCCTGTCAATGTTAATAGAGATCCACTCGTTGGTGTGTATCCTTTGCTTAATCGTTACATGGTGAGGTTTGCATGAACTTAGGCCAAGTAAGAGATGAACTAGAAAGTGCCATCATCTTAGGTGGTATTTCAAAGGTTTACAAGTATTTTCCAGAAAGACCAAATCCACTTTGTGCGATTATGGAACCAGATGTAACTTTTCTTTCTGTGTATGAAAATCAATATGGACCAGATTATTTATCTAACTGGATAATAAGAATTTTAGTACCATTTGCTACAAATGAAACAGAAACAGAAAATCTTGATGATACTTTAGATACTCTTATACCTGCGTTGTGGGAATACACCACTGCAACAAAATTAGAAGTAGTAAAACCATTTATACAAGATGTAAATGGAGCCAAATATTTGGCAACAAACATAAGAATTTCAATTGACATTGAAGGAGGAAATTGATATGGCAAGAATTAAGGGCAAATCAATTATCTTTGAAGTAGACAATACAGAATATCAGGGTGGAGTAAGCAATGTTGTTTTCTCTTCTTCAGTTGGTACTCTAGGCTTTGGCGACTACGAGGATAGCCTTGATTTTAACTGTGCTATTACTGGATTCCAGGATACCGCAGCAGCATCACTACACTCATACCTTTGGGACAATCCAGGTAAGAATGTAACAATCACATACGCACCACACGGCAATGAGACAGCAACAACTGCACAACCACACTTCACAGCGACTGGTTATGTAGAGACTGTACCAAATGTTGGTGGAGCAGCAGGTGAATACTTTGTATACGACTTGAACATCATTCTTGATGGCAAGCCAACCAAGGTAACTGCATAATTTAATATCGGAGTTGTCATGGCAGAAGCAATTGAGATTTCTGTACAAAATGT